GGCAGGCAGGTCGGAAACGACGAGACTGCTGCCCGAGCAGATGGTTCTTTGATAGTCCGGTGACACGGGAGGGGTGTTCGGCACGGGAAACCGGGTCGGCCGTCCAGAGGGGGTCTCGCACCCCCGAAAACTCTCGGCTTCGACGAGCATGCCGGTGCTCGCCGGAGTAGAGCATCGGGAGGCGCCAGAGCGTCTTCCGGATGCAGCAACAACCCCATGGGAGCTGCGGATCTCTCGTAGATCCGCTGGTTCCCGGATCGGTCAAGCACCCTGGGGCGTCGGCTCGACTCGTCATGGTTCGCCCAGACGACGAGAGCGGAAGCGCGCGAGGGGAAGAGCGGAGGCGAAAGCCCCTGCGACGGTCCGGGAGTGATGCGCTCCGAAGGGGGCTCGGCGGCTCTGGAACCACGGCCGTGGGACCAGGGTGGAAGGGCTCAAGTGCCTTGGAGTCGGCGGAGCTTTCGACCTCGTATTCCTCAGAGTTCGAGGCTGTAGAGCACCGCAGGCAAGAGGGCGCAGCGGGTGCGGCAACGCACCACGGCCTCTCCGCCCGAAAGAGCAGCGCGAGTGAGAACCCCATGAGCGGCAGCGGACCTAGCGAGTTCGCAAGGCCGGAGGGAGAAGAACCCGTCGAGGGGGTGAGAAACCCCGAGGACGGAACGTGCCGGGTGAGGCAAGCCCGGGTCATGCGGATCCCTCCGCCGATGTCGCTGAAGGGGCACGAAACCCCAGGAGGGGCAATCTGGCCAGGCATGGCCAGAGAGGGCATTTCGGCCCGAACCCTGAGAGGGCGACGAAGCCTGCGGGAGCCGCCGGTCGGTCTTCGGACCGAACGGACGGCCGGACGGTGGAATTCCTCGTGGTCGTACAAACGACGCGGAGGAGGCGGCGAACCAATCGCGCCGCTACGCCGTGCGGAGCGCTCCGAGAGGCCGGTCAACCCTGCGAGGGTCGTCCCCGGGACGGCGACGTCCCGGTTGAACAGCCGAAGTGCAGCCGAAACCCCTGGAGGGGCCTCGACGGACTTGTCTGTCCCAACCACCGGTTAATATTCCTTCACCGGCTAGGGTTAAGACAGGAGTGTGACGCAGAGAGAAAAGGGATTAGGCAATCGAATGCTGAGCCGAGCCTTCGGGCCAAGCGTATCTCCGGCAACGATGCTGTATACGGTGCCGCAAGAAATCACGGACCGTATATATGTCGTTGTTTCCCCCTCTAGCTAAACATGGAAATGTTGCGTTGGCACTTTCGGCAAAGGCAGCCGAAAGAGGACACTGGTGTAGAAGGTGTCGACGCAACTAGTTTAGCCAGAGAGTGGCCCCGTGCAAGTTATTTTTTCCTTGCACTATACCCCGAGGGTCTATTGATACGACCCAAACTGCTGTTTAATCTCCTAAAGGAGTTGTAAATAATGTATGAATCATGGCCCATAAAAGCAGTGGCACCAACCGACGTCTATGCTGTTTATTGCAAAAATGGGGTTATTACCCGCACCGCATTAAACGCTTCGCCGTCGGTTACGTACAATGGCAATAATTATCGCCAGGGTACGGACCTTCCTTCCTGGAGGCAGAAAATCGCCCATGGGGAGGACGCCACTACGTATTTTGAAGCAAGTCGCTTCAAGATACTTAATTGGGGCTATGGTACATATGAGTTGACTAGGGGTAGTTCTTATCCCCCCGGGGTCGAGTATCTTTGTAAATCAAAGTACTACGGTATGCCCGGCGTTTCTTTTACGCTTCCAACTCTTGCAAACGGCAGTGCCGCATTAGACATGGCAAAACGTCGGTTTGTATCACAAGCGAAGCAGAAACTAAACCCTATTCAAATGGGTGTAGTCGCTGGCGAGCTGATGAAGACGTTGCATATGGTTAGACATCCACTTATGACTTTTCGCAAGGGATTAGACACTTATTACCACAAGCTAATGAAAGCGAGTGGGAGTGGAAGGTTCCGCGGGTTATCTCGTGAAGAGGTTTTCCGCAAGCGGAAGGAAATGGTGACTGGCGCTTACCTTGAGGCTACTTATGGTTGGCAACCGTTGGTTGCTGACGTACAAGGTGGTCTTAAGGCCCTCGAAATCTATCGCGAAAACAATCCCTTTGAAATTACTAGGGTGCGTGCGAAAGGAAAGGACCTGCAAAGGTATCACGAGGTGTTAACCAACACACAGGCGGGAGGGTTTATCACCCTCACGACGGACTTTCTCTGTGAGAGTTCCGTATCTGTGTGGTTAACAGGAGGCGTTAAGGTATGGACGGATGGCAGTACTAAACCATGGCATAGGGTTTTTGGGATGGAACTCAAGAACTTTGTGCCTACCGTTTGGGAATTGCTTCCATACTCTTTTCTAATAGACTACTTCACTAACGTGGGTAGTATCATAGATGCCAACTCGATCCTTAGTGGCCGCATTGCGTGGCTCTGTAAAACAACTAAGACCGTTAGAGAGAAGCATCTCGCTTCTCAGAAATGTGCTCCTTTAGCTTCGTTTACGAATCTATTGAGCTCGAGTTGTTCGCCGTGCAGGTTCGCTTGGCGTAAGGTGGATGTTGTCCGCACCGGACTTGAGAGCTTCGTTCCTGAATTCAGGGTTCGGCTTCCAGGTTTTGGTACGGTACAGGCCTTAAATATCGGTGCTCTTGCATTACAAGCAGCCGGTGCCAAGCGGTTTAAGAAAACCCCGCTCACAATGTGAGCATTAAGCTGACACCAAAAGGTGTCTCATTAGGAGTGTCATTATGACAATTTCTGTAAGCAGTCCAGTTACTGGGAGTGCGCAGACGGGCTTTACCGCCCCGACGTACACTCTGGTTGCTGGCACGGCTCCGGAGCTGAACCAAAAGCAATGGGATGTTTCCGCACTTGGCGGCACCCAGGCTGGCGTTGCAGTTTCGTCCGTGTCTCTGCCCTTCACTGTGACGGTTAGTAGGCCCAAGGTTCTGAAAACCCTTGGTACACCCAACCCCGTCACTGGCATCGTAAGTAACATTCCGCGTAACGTGTATGGAGTTCTCACCCGAAAGGGTGTCCAGGTGATGGCAGGTGGTGTGACACCACCCGTCCCGATGATCATACGTACGACCATCGAAGTCCCTGCAGGTGCCGACATTGTCGACCCCTCAAGCATACGCGCGGCGTTGTCGCTTCACGTCGGTACCCTCAGCCAAGTTTCGGCCGGGGCCGGCGACACTACCATATCGGGCACTTTCTAGTGATCCCGGTTTTTAGTGATGCGACTATAACGCTAACTATCAAAGTTATCCTAGTAGCCTATCTGCTTTGCAGTGGGATACATGGGTGCGTCGAAGGTTTGCGACTCATAAAAGAGGAGCCAGCCTTCGTAGGCCATTCAGGGCCTTTTGGTAGTTCAACGGACCTTACCATTCCTTAGGTAAGGTGTCACTTTAATGTTATTTATTGGAGTTTGATGCCATGAAGATTACTTCTGGATTACTTCTTCAATGCATTTCACAGGACCTGTCGAAACATCTTGACAGAGGTCCGGAACGTGACTGGAGGTGCTTTGCGGCTGATGCGCTGGTGGCTAGCGTTGACAAGAAATTTGTCGACGATGTTGCTGTCGATGCTGATGCCAAAGCCCTCGAGCTTTTCCTTGATGTAAACGGTAAGCTCAAACAGTCGGTGCAGCCGAGTTTTCTGTACGACGACCTTTTCCTGGGTGAGCTCAGAAACGAGCTCTACAGGTTTTGGTTTTACCCTTCCAAGGGTAGAAACGTCGCTGAGAAAGCGGTTGCATGGTCCCTCTCTGATTGCTTTACGCAGGGGGGGGTCGGTCCCGGAAAGAGTCTGGGGAGCGAGTTTAACGATTTTTATTCAAAATTGTCGAACTCTCTTCTCACGACTACGAGACCTGTACTCTATAAGTCCTATAGAGTATCAACTTCTGAAATCCCATCGTGTGGAGCTGCTGAAGTAGCACGCGCCGAGCGCTTTGGGGAATACGAGTTGGTCGAATGCAACAGGTTAACATTCGCACCGAAACGTAACGACATCTCACGTGTAATTTGCATCGAGCCCACGCTTAATATGTTTTATCAGCTAGGGCTTGGTAAGTTACTTGAGAGTCGGTTGGCCACGTTTTATGGCATTCGCCTAAGTGATCAACCTACTTTCAACCGTGAGTTGGCGAGGCGAGGGTCTCTTGATGGTTCTTTTGCCACCATAGATCTAAGCAGTGCGTCGGATAGCTTGTCGTATGGAATCCTAAAACAGGTCCTTCCGCCCGTTTGGTTTGGGCTCTTGGATCTGCTAAGGTGCAACACGACTCGCTTGCCGGATGGCACGCTCGTAAAGCTGAACATGGTTTCTACCATGGGAAATGGTTTCACATTTCCTTTGGAAACGATCCTGTTTACTGCTATCGTTAATGTCTGCTATAGGTTATCCGGGTTTTCAACCTCGAGAAATCGTAGGTTCCGGTCCAGCAGTGTTGAGGGTTGGATACAGAACGGACAGGCGAGAGCCTGCCCTTACTGCAATGTCCCGACTCAGTATTCAACGCTGTCTTCATCTGTCCGACAAGCGACCCTTGGAAACAAGGTTAGTGAGCCTGGCAACTATGCAGTCTTTGGGGACGATATAATCGTAAAAAGAGAAATCTTTGATAAGGTTATTTATCTCCTAGGATTGCTAGGTTTTAGAGTGAATGCAGACAAGACCTTTTTTGAGGGTCCGTTCCGCGAGTCTTGTGGCAGTGACTTCTTTAATGGTCGCTTTGTGAGGGGTGTTTATATTAAATCCCTAGATACGCCGCAAGACCGGTATGTAGCCATCAATTTACTGAATGACTGGACTGCTACGACAGGGTTAAACCTGCCGAACAGTATACAGCTTCTTCTTGAGTCCGTGAAGCGGGTTTTAATTCCGCCCGAGCACGGGTTTGATGAAGGCATTCATGTCCCTCTATCTTTATATCAAGAGTCCTTTGACGAAAATGGGGCGGTTAAATACCGCTTCTTTAAGTCGAAGGCACGTGGTGTGAAGGTTGGGCGTGGAGGCGAAGTAAGCGGGCGAAGGCTTGTCAACCCTGACGGGTTGGTTTATGCTTTTCTCGCAGGCTATATACGCTCCCAGAAGATCGGCTTTAGGCAAAACAAGCCGCTTTATGGGTTGAAGAGCAATGTAACCCCAAGATGGGATTACATGCTTCCCTGCCGCTCTTATAGGCGGTTCAGCTATGCACAGTGGGGAACTGCTGTGTGGTCCAACCTATATAAGTAACGGTTGGGCCTAACCCAAAAGAACAGATTTTATGTTCTCCTCTCGGC